CTTGTTAAAATGTCTGCACTATACACCGGGTTGGTTAGCTCCCGACGGTCCAAAGCTATCCCTTGCACCTCACATCCGTATTTTCTTAGAGAAAAAGGAGGAGGGCGAAGAGTCAGTCTATTCGACTGTTTGCAGCAAGGTTGGACGGGCAGTGGCGGCATATCGCGCTATTGTTCAAATTCTGGATTGTTTTATACCAGAGATACGAACTCGCAATTATGCGAAATTGACAAAATCACGACATCAGTTGTGGATCGATATTCTTGATCTCTCAATTAAGAATAAAATGGAGTCCTTCCTTAAGATGGATTTCCAGCAACTGATGGCATATGGAACCAAGAAGAATAATACGCGCAACGCGGTATATGTCTTCACCGGATTCATCAAAGATCTGCTCCTGACTAGAGCGGTAAGGATGAGTAATAAGGGAGAGAGTGGCCGTCAGGCTGCCGCCCTCATTCGTTCGTTGTACGAGAGTAAACGTTGTTGGCTAGCAATGGCTGATGAGTTGAAAGACGATGCAATGAAAAAACATCAATCTTTGTTGGGCACGGAAAAAGGGTGCTCTCCTATTGCTAGATCTTGGATAAGAACCGCGACGGATATGATTATCCCACCGGGTACTAAGTATTATTCCAAGGGCTATTGTGTTCCGACAAGCAGTGCCTCCTTCGAAACTAATAAGAAGGATGGTGGTAATCACACTGCTGTGTTGGGGGAGGTATTGAGAAAGAAGGTATTTACGGAGAAAGAGAAAAGAGTCCGTCACTCTGATGAAGCAACATGCTGTTGCGTAGGCTGTCGTCCCGACAGGCTTTACACATCGACTCCCGTACTTCCTGGTAAGGAATTTGGCATGTGTCAAATGGGCGATATACAGAAGTTTTCCGATGATCTCGAAGGTCTCTTGATTGAGGCTGGAGATGAGGAAACTAATGATGTTGAGTTCATGGCACTGGCCGAACCAGGAAAATACCGCATTATCACAAAGGGTCGTGAGAAGATTTATTCAGGATTCCGGGTCTTTCAAAGATTTTTGATCGACGCATGGAAGGCCTGTCCCTTCGGCACGATGCATGATAATGTGTTCGAAAGTATATTGGGCCTTCGTGATTTAGAAGGCAGCGTTTACCTAAGCGGTGATTATGATTCCGCAACAGACGCCATGTCACTTGAGGCGACTTTAGAGTGTGTTCGTCGCATTCTTTCTAATCTTGGATTAACAGATACTCCTCTGGGAAAAGCTGTATATCGTTCCTTTTCGGAAACTTTTATACACTATCCAGATGGTACCGTATTGAAACAAGTTAGAGGTCAGCTCATGGGGCATCCATTATCTTTTGTAATTCTTTGTATCATAAACCTCTCGACCTACCTCAGGACACATCTGATCACCAATAAGGATGATCCGAAACTTAAAAATGTTCGGATCAACGGTGACGATATCCTCTTTAAGGGGGAATCTGAAGATGGTCCAAGGTGGCGTACAGCCGCCGATGATGTAGGTCTTATTGTTAATGAAGCTAAGACTTATGAGTCCAGTCGCTATGCTCTAATAAACTCCATTTTCGTGGATATGACTAGTTCACGAAAGATCAGTTATGTACCCCTCTCTGTCTCACTTGGACATAATGTCAAAAGAGGAGAGGGCACAAAAACCCTTAGTCAGGCACCCCAGATTTGGGCGTTATGCCAGGGAGCTCCCAATGAAAGGAGTCGAAAAATGTGTTCGCGTACCTATATGCGGACGTTGCCGAAGCTTATTCCTAAATTTGGCACGTTTACACCGAATTATTTTCTACATAAGGATGTGGGAGGTTTAGGCCTCACACCCCCTGAAGGGTGGAAATTCGGAGTAACATATTTACAGAGAAAGGTTGGTACCTACTTTGTACGACACCGATCAGAGATAGCTCTGAGGGAAAAGATATACGAGATGCCCCGGTCAGTCAAACGAGCTCTAGAAAAACTCGGAAGGATTGCTCCAAAAGGGGATAATTGGTATATTGGTGGAAAACCTGTTCAGGGTCCTCTCCAACAACACGAGGATTTGGGGGAGTATCTACAAGACATGATGCCGATTGTTTTACGATCGACGCAGTGGATTGTGGGTGCTGGCTCCTCACTCGATACGGAAGAACGCGCTCTCGCGGGTCTTCCGTCAAGGGAGGTTACACATAATTGGAGGAAAGCATTAAAATGGGAGGAAGCTCCCATGAAGGTAAAGAAGCTTAAGTGCTATGAACCTTCGCGACAGGTGGTATGGGTTCAAAGACCCGCCATCGTATCCGATCCAGAAGAATTTGATCAGGAAAGAGTAAATCGTGAACACTCCCTCTCAAGGAAGGAGCTGAAGAAACGGAGCAACGAGGAATTTCGTATAAAACGCGAGGCGTATACGACACTCTATCGTGAGGCATTCGCTGTCTTCTATCACGATTATCATTTCTGATCACCGTCCAGATGTAATCATCACGTCCGCGATGACGTTAAACGAAGAAATGGGGTTGTGTGGTTAAATGCTCCAAAACGGTGGGAGAGTTAAATGTATGATGATGTAATTCCGAAGAAGTTTTCATTATATGCCCGGTGAGTAACCCGGCACTTTTCCCCTAAGATTTCCGTACTAAGGTAGTACAGTCTCGAAAGAGAAGATCCTTCTAATTCTCTCCTGTAGCTAGGGAGGGCTTTAACAAGCGCTTGTGTAGGACAGTAGTCAGGTACAATAGAATAGCAAACATGTCAGTATTGAACTGGCGCCGCTATATCTATTAACCATTATTGATCCTAGATAGTAAGAGAGTTGATAAGGCTTACCGCGAAAGTGGTGAGTCATACGGCTTAATCAATCTGAAAGCTTGTGGGTGTAAACACTACCAGAATGTCGACAGACTAGACGGACAACCAGATGTCAGCTACGACTTGGTGCCACATCGATGTATAGTCGCCGTCAGGAGTGACGGGTATCCCATATTAAAAACTCATGTCTCAAAGCAAATCCCAGAAAGGGTCCGGTTCGTCGCCGAAGAATAAGACGTCTGTCAAGATTGTGCAGAATAAAAAACAATCTACAAACAAGAGTGGTCTCACAAGGAGTGAGGTTCATGATGAGGCTGTTCGAGCCGTCAATGAAGCGAGGGGTAGTATGAGTTTTAAAACTCCATATACCCTTCGAGATGCAGACCCTGAGTATTCGTCCTACTGCCGTGCGGCAATGTCACAGTTCATAGATCCTGCTAAGGGATCCGAGGCTGTGCTTGCGCCCGACAACGCACCGAATCATCGCGCCGTGAGGAGATTTGTTTCCAGATTTCCTATCACGTCTGCCGATGCTGGTTGCGCCGCAGGATTTACGCTCATAGCGTCCCCTTCTCTTTCTTCGCCTATATGTTATACAGGTGGAGCAACTCTTGTCCCCCCCATTGCCCCCGGTCCGATTTCTGGAGCCGGGAAGATCGAAGCTTCTGAAACAAACGTCATTACAGGCGGCTCAATCCTTGTAGAGGATCAAGCCAGCAATAAGGCTGTTGTTCAGTTGCAAGGTCTCACGCATACTGCAACCCACCAGGGATTTTATTTCGTTAATGTCCCTGCAGGTGCCGATGATGTTGTGCTCATGATTGGAGAGGATTCTGATGGTGATAAGGATGGTTTGTCGGTCGAAGTTTTTCGAGCTTTGACCGCCGACGTCGTTTGGACCGTCACTCCCAATTCCTCAGGAGCAAACATAACCGCTATTGGTCCGAAAAGCCCAGATGCCATTTTTAATATTGGTAATCTGACTTTCGACCAGATAGGCTTCCGTGTGTCTAAGACGACAACGGGGGTGCATAGGTTGCACGTCAAAGTTGCGTGTAATTCGGCAGCAACCTGTCAGATTGGCGCCCAGGCCGTCACTGATTTGGGGAGGGGAGTGGCAACGGAAGCGCTGCAAGGTGCAACCGGTGGAAGATTGATTGGTATGTCGATCTTAGTCTCTAATACGTCGCCCGATACCGGGAACGGTG